TTTTTCAAATATTTTATGTTTACTTTTTTTTTTTTATAAATTAAAATAAATTCTTAACTATTATTCTATCTATTAACTATATACATGCCAACACCTACTAACCAAAAACTATATGACAAAGTGAAAGCAGAAATCAAAAAGAAAGTTCCAAAGCATTCTGCATACCGTTCGGGACTTATAGTAAAGGAGTACAAGAAGAGAGGCGGCAAGTACGAGGGAGCCAAGAACGAAAAGAAAGGGCTGAGCAGATGGTTTAAAGAAGATTGGAGAACTCAGGATGGATCTAAAACATACAAGAAGAAGGGTGATATATTTCGACCTACTAAAAGAGTAACTGCAAAAACGCCAACCACCATGAAAGAGTTGACACCTGCACAAAAGAAAAAAGCACAAGCGGAGAAAAAGGCCACAGGCCGTGTAAAAAAATATAAGAAGTAATTATTTCATATTTCGTAAATAATCTTTCCTGCCAGTTCTCAAAAACATATTTACGTTGGAAAAATCCAAATCTTTATATTCTGGTGCACTTTCACCCTTGTAATTGAAATTTTTTCCTCTGCTTTTTAGTGCTTTGCCTTTTTTGACTAATCTTTGGACTGGTTTATCGCCACTCATGTCTATTATAATTCGTTTTCCTTCAGCTTCTGCCTTTGCTTGTGCTGCGGCATCTATAACAAGTCCGGATTGCTGTACAGGTGCTTTTCCTTTTTTGACAACCTTCTTTTTTGCTGGTACTGCTTTTTTAGATTTTAATTTTTTTTCAAATTCTGTATATTGTTTTCTTTGTTGGGGTTCATCAACTTCCATTTTTTTTATTTCCTTTTCTAAAGCATTTATATCTCTTTGCACTAGTTTTATTTGACTGGAATTAGAACTAAAACTTTGGCTTGCGTCGTTTGCTCTATCTCTAATATATTTAGGAGCTGGTACTCCTTTTTTTTTATTGGTTTGTCTTTCTTCTTCCAGGGCTGTTTCATCTTTTTTTTTTCGTAATGCTGCAATATTTTTTGTCCTAGATTCCTTTTCTTGTTTTAATTTTTGTAATTTGATTTTTTTATTTTTATACATTGTTTGTTCTGCTGGGTCAAAATCGTATAAAGTTTTTGCTGTTGGTGGAGCTGGTGGTGGATATTTGGGTTTAGTTTTTCTCAGTTCTCGCAATCTGGCTTTTGTCATGATTGGCTTCTTTTTGGCAGGTTCTTTTTTAGGTTCTTCTTTTGGTGCAACTTTTATTTTTTTGATAATTTTCTTTTTGGGTGCTTTGACTTCTTTGACTTCTTTAGCTTCAGGTTTACTTCCACCAAGAGCAGCAATAAGTTCGGCTTTCTTCATTTTGTAGTATCCTTTAATTTTCTTCTCTTTAGCTAATGCTTTCAATTCTTTGACTGTTTGTTTAGGCATATTACGATTGTACTAGATTTTAATTTTTCATTATAATTAACATTGACGGAAAAGGTGCACAATCATTTGTATTCCCAAACTTTAATCTCCCTTTGATAAATCTTACTTCATAATTATTTTTTAAAATTATTTCATGAAACCATTGGGTGTCTGTACGTGCAGGTATAAGCAAAACAATGAGTTTCCCTTTTTGGCATTCTAAATGACTTTTTTCCACCCAACCCAAACCTTGTTTTTTAGTTGTTTTCAAATTTGAATATGGAGGGTTCACAAAAATTTTATTTCCTTTCCATTCTATCTGTAAACCATCCTCCTGATAATCAACTGGACATGGGTCAAAATCATCAAAGTTAAATTCTAGATCTAACTTTTTATAAAAATCTTTTGGAGTTGTCCAACTATCTGTTTTTGATTTGTTCATATATGGCATTTTTTAATCTATGCATAATATATATAAAATAAATGGATCCCTTAAACTTTAGAAACCTTGACGAAAAGGATATGTTAGCTCAAAAAGCACAACTCGACATTTTAGAACATCTCAGTATATATATCAACAACTTGAGAGAAAGCATGACTCGTGAATTGATTGTCAATGGAGTCAAAGACGATGATGAATTAGAAGAGAGATTAGCAAAAATTCAAGTAGAACAGGCGGAAAATAGAATCGACCTTGGATTAGGGTCCAGCCCATAGTTTTCTTATAGCCCAGTAATTCGCGGAGTTTTTATTCATGTAGGTTAATCTACCTTGTTTGTCTTTTATACCTTTTGCTCTGGCAAGATAAGAAGCTCGGCGTTTCTTATCTTTGTGTTGTGTGTAATCTTGCATACCTCTCAAACCAAATCCAATAAGTTTTGGTTTTCCGGTTGATTCGTTTTTCACATACACTTTGAATTTATGTTTAGATCCAGCAGGAGCTGGAAATGGTTTGTAAAGTGGTTTCGCTTTTTTCTCCATAATTATTTTATAAATAGAAAATAATTGGCCAAAATGTAAAACATTGCCTATCACGATATCGTGGCCTCTCATTATTTTTTCTAGTTTTTATAAACTTGAATATTCATTGGAAGTCGACAACTAGTGTTTTACCAGCCTCCACCTCACTTTTTGTTAACCCACAATAGAGTATTTCATAATTATACTTGCTTTCAGCAACCTTGTCAAAATTTTTAATGTCTTGAATGATTTCATTCCAGCATTTCATATGGTAGACAAGTTGTTTCCCGTCAATAGATTCTAATTTTCTTAATTTTTTACCACACTTTAAACAAAAGTTTCCACAGTCCATTTACTATATATAAATATTTTTTCATAGGATTTCCAGCGTCAAACTTGTATGATCTAAAATGTTGGTCAGTTCTTTGTCCTCTTGGTCTGTAAGTAAAACATCAAACTGATTGATTACTACATTTCCAGCATTGTTAAGAGGGATTCGTATTTTTTCGGGGATAGTTGTTGTGATGACTCTTTTCTCGTCATCTATATCTTTTCTGTCTGCATCGCTTTGGATTTCATAAATTGCTTTTGAAAGATTTCCGGTTGTTCCGTTCATGGTTCTGTGTGGAAGGTTTTCAATGTGTACACGAATTGCCTGATTTTCTCCATCAAGATTTTCGCCCTCTAAATTTACTGTGTTCCATGGGTTATCTTCTCCAGGTTCATGCCATGTATATGGAGCAATTTCTCGTTGATTAGCTGCGTCTTCATTTCTAACATCCAGATAAGGATAACTATTTGTTAAAATTATTCCACCACCATTTCCCGTGTATGCTGAAGCGTCTAAATTATTAACTCCTTCATATCCTCCAATAAATGGTAGAATAGCCGCGGGAATTGCAAATACATCAACTAGATCTGGATAATGAGTATTCACTAATCTATTAGCTGAGCCAACCGGAGTATCATTGTAAAAAAATGGTGAATAGTTGTTGGTTTCTTCTTCATTAGCATCATCAACATATCTATTTCCTGTTACTGCATATTTTACGTTTGTGCTGTTAAACATAGTTGTTATTACAGGAACACAGCATGTGATATCATCACCGAGAGCAGCTATCCACTGTCTGCCGAGTGCTGTAAAAAAGTCATCTCCTCCACTTGCCGGAAGAGTCAATTGAGTTGTAGCAGCAGGGAAATTGTATAACCTGAAATGACCGATAGTTCCACTAAATCCTAGTGCGGCATTATTTGAAGTAGTGTCCGCATTTTCTCTTGCTCCTAAACATTGGGGATTATTAATTCCCTCAAATGTTAATAAAGGTTGTGTCATTGTAGCACTATAAACGGTCGCACTGGTGTACGCAGCATTTATTTCCCACATCTTGATTTCCAAAGTTGTATCTCCGGCAGTAAATGCAACTATTAAACCATATCTGGATCCGGCTTGGATATTGATTCTTGTACCCACACCATCTGTCAAAGTTGTCATTAGTGGCATTTGTGTATTATTTTTACTTGAAATGGCAATGTCATGAGGTGAAGCTTGGTTTAAAAATATTTGAATAACATTTGTCTCAGTTCCATTATCGTGAACTCCTGATATAATTGTTGGGTTGTCTGATTGAACTCCGTTATTATATGCTGAATCATCCACAGGTGCAAAAAAGATTTGAATGGCATGTGATCCTAAAGTTGTGATTCTTTGTCTGGAAAGTGATATTCTGTCTAAAGTATTTTGTACGGCTCCTAAACCGTCAGTTGCATCTCTTCTGGTTAAAATTGGTAAGTTGTTAAAATATGCTTCTGCTTCCGCTGTGTTTAATGCAATTTGCAAACTCTTGCCACTTTTGAATAGTGGGGTGCAGTTGTCTATATTTTGGGTAGATCCATCATATTGTCCAAATCCGGATTGAACTCCAATTGCCTTATTACAGGCTGTTTCTGTAGTTGCAGCTTGAAATCCCATTCTATCCAAATAGTTATCATCTCGATAAGGTTCATCCGCTTGGTCTTGTAAAAAGTTATCGGCTTGTTCGTGTTTTAATTGTAAAGTATTGTAAATTCTATTTGGTCCATCTGGTACATGATTTAAACAACACGCTAAAAAGTAATGTAAACCTCTATATCCTAGTTGGCGGTACATTGGAGTATAAAGTTGGGCGTCATTTGGTGGGCCACCTGCTGGTATATTGGGAATTTGCAAATAGTGCTGAAAAACATCACCTGGAAGGAAAGTTCCGTTAGTTTGTTCGAAAGCATTTGTCTCATTGTTCCAAATATTTAGAGATGTTGCAAAATTTCCGTGAAGTGTCAATTGCTCTTTGTGTTCTTTCTGTGCTCCAAGAATAGCACCTGGAACTCCCGAATATCTTACTGAATTCCTGTTAAATTCACTTACACCCCAATTTATATTCCATGACCTTGTTACAACTTCGCTTCCGTCGGCAGCCTGTGGAGCAAAACAAACACCCAAACTATCATATATGTGATTTGATAGATCGTCATGAAAGTCAAATACTTTGGCTCTGTTAAAAGCCCAACTTGTTCCGGTAGTACTTGGAAAGAATAAACCACTCGTAGCCGGAATATTTTGACTAAAATACGCAGGCATAGCCAAAGATATAGTTGTGGCAAACTGAATGGGAGTTGCTAAACTAAGGCATCCCATAGTCCCTAGAATATTGTTTATGTCTGGGTAGTTAGTGGACGAGGTAAGATTGCGGACACCGTAATAAAATAAACTTCTTTGATTTGAGCCATAAACATAATTTGCAAAATCAATTGGGTAGTCATAGGCATCTTCAGTATAAAATTTTATTTGAATGTCATTAGCTGCATCTAGTTCAAAAACTATATTGGATCCAAATGGCTTTTTGGGTGGTATAAGGGCATTCATAGTGTTTACAAATTGCTGTTTAGTATATTTGATTTGTTGTGTTGGGTTTGGCTGTAACCTAATTATATTTTGACCGTCAACTCGTAAATAAATATAGTCACCGGCTGGAATTGTTATGGTATCATCATTAAGATTTTGGTTGCATGTAAAACTCGCCAAAGCCACCGATGAATTTGGCGGGATACTCGCAGTATCTAAAAATTTATTTGTAAACCTAGAGTTTGATGCTTCGTTCTTTGAACTTAAGGTAATATACATTTATGATTCATTTAGAAAATAAAAATATTTTATAAATCTATATGGAATCGATACAACTTACAGGAAATAAAGCTCGCTTCGATAACTACCTTACATCACCTTTGGTAGTTCCGGAAAATGCAAAAGTTTGTCTCAACAAGGCTTCTTTTAGCATTCCGGTATGGACTCAAAAATTTATAGAGATACCCAATTTAGATGCAGTTGATAGAGCCACCAGTATGTTTGTAATTTATTTGAATGGTGTGGAACATTCTATCACATGGGATGAATTTCACACAGCATATCAGGCTCTCAATGCAGTTGAAACAGTGACAGTAGCTGCTTTTTACAATGGTAACCATAAGTTTTATCTCAATAACAGATTGCAATTTGTAAACAATGCCACAGGAGCCAGTGAAACTATTCCAACATTTAGCGAAACTTTGGCACAAGCCTTTTCCACCAAGTTTGCGTTTTATGATTTTAAAGCAAATAATATTTTAGAGAATACAAAATTTGTGGATGTGGTAGGTGGTGACATCATGAATATTGATGGAAACCAATATACAGTTAATCCCAGTGAATTGGATACCAAAACTCTTGGCATTGTTGCAAATTATGCCCCTGAAAAAGTAAGCATCCTAACTCCGGTCACTATGAACAATTATTGGGTAGGTGCTGATATGACAAGAAATGGTGACAATATTACATTGACAGGCAATCCACAATCATATGCTATTGCCAAGAATACTCTGGGTAATTTTTGGGCAATTGACCCAAATGGCGGTTACTGGAATTTTAGAGTTGACCTAAATGATGATCCTAGTTCTGTTGTTTGCGGAATTATATTTACCAGTGCAGAATCAAAACCCGATGTCACATCTCCAACCACTGTAACCGAAGATAGCGTTCAAGTAGGAATCAAATTTAGTAAAGCTGGAGCGGTACATACATTTCAAGCAATTGATGGAAGCGAAACCGTTGATTCTGGGGGTGCTTTAGTTTATAATGAAATATTATATCCTCGTGACAAAGTTTTTACTTACGATAATGATACTGATGAATGGTTTATTCAAATTCGTCGAGCCGCTGGATATGAAACATCTTCCAATAAATTTGTATTCCGTTTATTCCATGGCGACATCAATACACCAGGTTTTGATAATGCTGAGTGTTTTTATTCTACTGAATACACATTACCTGCTCCTGACATTTTGGCAGTTCCAATTATAGTTTCCACCAACAACAGCGGTGGAGCTGGTGCTAATGAAATCAAAGACAATTTTATAATTAATGTGACACAGGACTCTTTGGATATGGGCGATGAGAAATATGTATTCTCTGATAACACAATTCAAATAGTACCTGGAACAAATGATGGTGCAGTTGTTGCGGCCTATCCTTTTTTCAATGCAATTGGATTACATCAAAATGACGATGACACAAGATGGAAATCTTCATATGATTCCGCCAACCTTTCCAATAGCATTTCATGGAGTCCTGGAACTATTTCCAAAAGGTATTTTGTTGGAGTTGACGAAATCACCAAAATATTTGACGACAATATAAATCATGTTAGACTTTCAAGAAATGGTAGCACAGAAATCCCCCGCCAAATTGAAGTCAGTTTATCCAATTTAGCCCATACACCACATGTTGGTTCTTTTGCTGGTGATGTTTTGTACACTGAACCTGATATCAATAAAGTTGTGTCTTATGTCAATACAGATCCTAGCTTCTTTGATGTTGATGCCAACACCTATTTGGAATATGTATATGAAGCTTTCAATCTGGTTGGTCGTAGATTGAAAAACAGATCTAAACTGAATTTGAATCAGTTTGCAGTTCATCTTGGATACAAAAACTTTTTGAACAATCAGGAGGAAATCATTGAAGCCTTGCGGGGTGTTGTCAAACTTGAGTTTCTATTTGAAACTATGAATGAAGATTACTAATTTTTTTCTAAAGAGAATATAAATGTATAATCCGAGTACAAGTAAAAAGTTCAAATCTCCTGTTGGTAGATTAGCACAAGTTCAAGCCATACAAAATTATTCGGTAAAACGCCGCGTTAAAGTAGATGACTATTTTAATGGCAAGGAATCTAGAAATCCAAGGTTCAACAAGAAAAACGAGTATCAAATGGGCATGGGCGAATTCCCGTCGATTCACAAATCAGTTCCCAAATTGCAACATGGCAAACCGAAAAAGATTTTTAAAGATAAAAATTTATTTGATATGCCTGGTGGCGTCAAAGAAGATAAAAAGCCAAGAAAAGAAAAGAAAAGTTCGCCTCTTAAAAAACGAGTAGTGCTTGGTTATCGGGAGGAGTTCCACAATTCTTAAGACCGGTATCTAAATTTTTAGCTACATACTCAATCTCTTCCTGTTTTAATTTACTCCAATCTATTTCATTTTGATAAATCATTCTCAAAACAGAACAGTTGATATTCTGTCCTACATCCTCGAAAATCTTACCAACCAACCGGATCCATTCCGTATTGTGTGGCGGTGCATCTCTTCTATTGTTTTTGAAAAATGGTTTTTCAACTGACTCGTTAAAAGTCTGTTTGATAAATACAATCATGTTGACAATATTTTGGGCAAGTGGAAACAACCTTCTATTTGATTGACTCTGTGATGTTTGAGTCTTGCTTTTTTGCACTACGAAATAATGCTTTTGAGTTTCAAAATTTATCCAGAAGTAATTATTTTTATCATTTGGTGGAGGTGAATCCTTAATCCAAACCCAAGCCAATCGGTATTCATTGCGAAGCAGAACATGAGTTTTGAGTCCATTGTAATCATGAGAGTTAAACATGTACAGGTTTCCAATCAGTATATTTCTAAGTGATACATAGTCAGGAATTTCGTTGGTTTTTAAAAATGTGTTGACAATTTTATTGTATGATTTATTCATTTCTTTTACTACATTTTGTAAATCCTTCCAACTTCTTTTTTCGAGCAGTTGTTCTGGAGTTTTTTGTTTTATATTTTCATTCATGCTTTTGCGGATATGTCCTCTTTTTCTGGATAGCATTTTAGTTAGTGTTTCATATGATACTGATGATATGTCAGTTTTAAGTTCTTCCTTATATGGATCTACCAAATTGCGAAATGCAGCTAAACGGATATTTTGATTTGCGTCACTATCATTCCCGACAATCTTTTTAAAGTCAGCAGTTGTTAAAATATCCTTAGACAGAGCAACAGCCAACTCTTTGGGTGTTTTATTATATAGCCCGTTTTCTACTGCAATATACGATAACGCCCTACTATACATAGCATGGGAATAGGTAGAAAGTTTCGAGTTTGTTTCGCGGTAGAACTCTAAGTAGTCTGCCGCCGAATGTTTGAAATGTGCTTTTTCAATTGCGTTGAAGTTTTTGATTTTCATTATAGTATATATAAATATTTTTTTTTCAGTAATTTTCCTCTTATTATAATTATATAATTGTAATGCGTTTAAATGATTTAAAAAAATAATATTTTATAATTATATAATATTAAATGTTTTTCACCGAATCTATTCCACTTCATAAAGCCAAATACATTCTCAGCCTTCCTGACGATATTATTCGCGAAGAAATGTATGATCCAGAAGAACTTCAAACTTTTGACAGCACATGGAACACAGAGACATATATCAAGAATATTAAGAACTTCTGCAAAAGAGTAATTGCCAACAATGGCACAGTAAAACAAACTTACAAGCATTCAAACCGTCTTTTAGATTGTGGCCGTTTATTCGTCAAGGGTTTTGGGATCCAAAGTATGCAGTACAGACTAAGGGGCTTTTTATGTTCTGACAACTACAGCGATTTTGACATGGTAAATGCACACCCAACAATTTTGAAGTGGATGGCACATGAATGGTTTTCTAATGAACAGTTTGGTCAACTTGACAAATATATTGAATGTAGGGATAAACTTTTAAAATCATTTAAAGCCTCGAAGCGTGATATTTTAGTAGCTATGAACAGTGATAAACCAACTGGTAACCCCAATCTTCTTGTGTCTCGATTAGATATTGAGTTCAAAAGAATACAGAATCTGCTTTGGGAATCTGGCAAATATGAAAAATTCAAAAATGAAAATGTTAAAAATCCAAAGGGTAGTTTTTTAAATACAGTACTCTGCATCTTGGAGAATGAAATTTTACAAAATGCTATTGGAACCGTGGAAGCATCTGTTCTAATGTTTGACGGCTTCATGATGGGAAATGATAGGATTCCCGACAACATAATTGAACTACTTGACGAGTCTTCGAAAGAGTATGGTGTGAGATGGTTACAAAAAGCCCATGATAATACGATCCAATTGGATGAGGATTTACTTGCAGATATTGACATAGAACAGCACAAGGACTATGAAACCGCCAAGATTGAATTTGAAGAGAAATATTTTGTCATAAAGAATCCACTTGGTTTTGGAGAAGAAACTTCTAAGGGATTAATTGTAAGGAATAGAGTTGATTTTTCCACTTTAACTGAACCTGATATTTATTACAAAGAAGGCAAAAAAGGCGTTGAAGAGCGAAATCTATTCAAGGATTGGTTGAAAGACAAAGACAGAAGACAATATGACCAAATTGATTTTATTCCAACACTTGGCACAGTTCCATATGGCATTTACAACACCTTCAAAGGTTTCGCTTTTAGCGGTACATGTTGCCCAATGCCTGACGCTGTAAAACACTTTTTGAATCATATAAATCTTCTAGTAAATTACGAAGTCCCAAGTTTTGATTATGTGGTTGGGTATCTTGCTCATATGTTACAGTTTAGTACCGAGCTCCCTGAAGTGGCTCTTCTTTTTAAAAGTGCTCAGGGTGTTGGTAAGGATTTAATGGTTGATTTTATTCAAAAGATTTTAGGTCATGATATGGTATACAGAACAGCCAAACTAGATGAGATATTCGACAAGTTCAATGGAGCTCTTAAGAACAAAATTTTACTACAGTTAAATGAAGTTCAGGGAAGTGATGGATTTGCCAAAAAGGAGAATCTCAAGGATTTGATTACTACAAAGACTTTGAATATAAATGAAAAGAATTTGAAACCGTATACTTTAACCAACTATATGAGAGTGATAATATTCTCAAATAACTTGACACCAATTGAGATTCCGCATGATGACCGCAGATATTGTGTATTCAAGTCAGGACAGAAGAAATCTAGACCCTATTACAAAAATTTAGTTAAGTTATTAAATGATGACGATGCAATCGAAAGTATCGCTAATTACTTGATGACATATGATCTAAATGATTTTGATATCAAAGAAAGACCAGAGACTCAGGCATACAAGGATATGAAAGAAGCCAATGTGCATCCACTTTATCAATATCTATATGAAGAAATAGTCGAGGAGAAATATATGGACGATTGGGAAGGTTTCAAAATTCACAAAAAGACAAAAGATATCTACATCAAGCCCAATGAAGTTCAAAGTTGTTTCAAATATTTCTTAGAAAACCAGCAACAGACCTATATCAAACATGACTATAGAACTTTAAAGCTTTTGTTAGCAGATCTGGGCATTTATCAAAAGCAGATGAAATTCGCAGGTGGCTCACCAACTACCTACTACTTTTTTCCGCGAAATTCAGCGGATTTTGAAGAAATGTTGAAAAACAAGGGATTCGAACCCCAAGAAGTTGAAGAACTGTAAAATCACTCTTCCACCGAAAAAGGTAGGTAGTTACTTTAAAAAACAAACTAGAAAAAATTTTAATAGATTGGTAAAAGTAAAAAAAAATTTATAAGAGATAAAATTTCAAAGTACCTACCTACTTTTTTGAGCTTATCTTAATTTTTCACATGTATCTCTATAGACTTTTTAGATTATTTAGATTTTTCAAGTAAATAAAAATCTAACATTACTATATATATTCAATATGACAGACGACACTATGCCAGATATTGAGCTCTATCTCGAGGAGATTGAAGCACCAGACGAGCCAGAAGAAGAAAGGCAATTGACACCAGTACCAGAAGAACCAGAACCAGAACCTGAAGAGAATGTCGAGATAGTTATGAAAGAGCCGGAGATAGCTGAAGAAGACATGGTATTTGATTTACCGAAAAAGCCCAAGAAGAAGAAAAGGCAACTAAGCGAGAAACAACTTGCCAATTTAGCGAAGGCAAGGGAAAAGGCCGCAGTTAAACGAAAGGCTATTGCAGCTGCCAAAAAGAAAGAACGAGAGTTGGAACTTGCAGAAAAGAAAGCTCACATCAAAAAGCGAAAAGCCAAACAATTGCAACAACAAGCAGAGATTGAGGCATATACTGAGGATCTAGTTATGAAAAAAGAGCAGAATATGTGGGATGAAGAAAAATTGGTGGGTTTGATGAATCGTACCATGGACACCTATTTTGAAAAGCGGAAAGCGGCCAAAGAACAACGAGCTCATATTCCGGTAGATCCAGCAGTATATGGCCGGTATCAACCTGGAATGCCGCCACAGAGAAGTATCCCCAAACCACAGCCTCCACAGCAACAAGTTCGCAAAAATAGGAATCCATATTCCGCCATGTTTGGATTAAGTCCAGAAGATGAAGATTTATTTAATTTATAATAATATATGAAACATCTTGAGTTATTTTCAGGTACACATTCATTCGGCAAAATATCTTCAAAACTTGGATATGATGTGATATCTCTTGACCGCGATTTAGGTGCAGAGTGTCCTTTTGGATCTGGTTATGTATCCAAAAATCATATTAAGACAGATATCATGACCTGGAACTATAAACAATATCCAAAAGGTCATTTTCATATAGTAACAGCTTCTCCAGTTTGTTTGTGGTGGAGTCTTTTGAGGCATTGTAGAAAAGGAAGTTTTGATAAAAAACTTGGTAGAAAGTTAACTGCTGAAGATATTGAAAATGATATCATTGAATTAGGAATTCCAATGGTTGAAAAAGTTTTTGAAATAATTGACTATTTTGAACCTAAATATTATATCATTGAAAATCCACAAACAGGAAGAATGAAAGAATATATTAATGACTTAATTCCGTTTATAGATATTGATTATTGCAAGTATGGTTTACCATATCAAAAAAGGACGCGATTTTGGACAAATATTGAAATAGAGGGAAAACTATGCAATAAGGATTGTGACCAAATTATAACCATTCCAAATGAATCTCAAGACTACTGTAAAAATAGACAAAACATGAAAAGAATTAAAACGGAGAGGAAACTGCATAAAGGTGTAATTGGTTTTACAAAACAAAAGGCTATCAAGCGTCATCGATTACAATTGGGGCATGTTGATGGAGGAAATAAAAAACTGAATAGGTATCGAGTTCCGTACAAACTGATTGAAGAGTTTTTTTCTAAAATTAAATCTTAAGTTAAAGTAAATGGTATCTAAAAAGATGAAAAACATTGAGGGTCGAGAAACCCTAAAAAATGAAAAGAAAGGGAAACAGGGTGATTTCCGCATTTATGGTGTAAAAAAAAAGACCGACTTCTTGAAAGTAGAAAAGGATCTGCCGAGACCTTTGCAGACTATGGTTGAAAGAGGTGGCGGATGTCTGCAAATTTATTCTCCGCCAGGTTCCGGAAAGTCCAATTTTTTGGTCAATTTGTTTTTGAGAGATTCACTATTCAAGGATGTATTTGAGGGCGGAGTATATTTGATATCACCTACGGCAGAAAGCGATCTAACAAGCGAAGCTTTGAGAGATTATGCGGACTTTGTAGAAACGGAATGTAGTGAGGAATTATTAGAAGGTATATATAAAAATATCATGAGTGTTCCCAAAGAGGATAGATTATTGACGGCAATTATCATGGATGATTGTATGGGGTCAAATGCCGGTCGAATGCATTCCATTTTGCAAAAGATGATTAGTGCAAATCGTCATATGAAGACTTTATTTGTACTGTCTACACAGTCAGTTAAATCCATCAATCCAAATATTAGATCCTGTTGCTCACATTCACTTATCTTTTACCAACCATCACAAAAGCAAATGGCTGATTTAACTGAGCTACATTCTTTCTTTGGAGGTGAACAGGAATTTCATCAAAACTATGTCAAAGCCACAACGCCGAAATATGGATTCATGTTGAATGATTGGCGGGATCTAAAGTCATATGCATGGGGAGCAGAGAGAGGAGAACCAGAAGTATTGTGGAGCAGATATGATGATGATGGAAATGTGAAAGAAACAGATGAACCAAATAAAGGCATGTTAAAAGGTCAATAATAAAATATTATATATTTATAAAATGGATAAATTTATTAAGAAACAAAAAATGTGTTTCCTGTGTGATAATCGCAAAACTTTTGAATTGAAAAAAGAGATTGTGCCGTGTCCTATATGTGCAATGGGTAATTATCTAACATGGCATTGCGACAGAGAATTGAAAGATGTACAGCTCATGTGCCAAGATTGCCAACTGCCAACACACAACAGACAACCAAGATGTTATCAATGTCATTTAAATTGGAAAGAGTGCGAAACATTGTGTGACATTTGTGGAAAGAACCATCATAAGAATAAATATAAGATGTGTTTCTATTGTAATTTTAAAAAAAAAATAGATGTATAAAATATATAACATGCCATATTTAGTTCAAAAAGTTGCAGGTGGTTATAAAGTCGGTTTGGCTACTGGTGGTAAAATGTCTAATGGAAAAAAATATTTGAGTGATAAACCTCTTACTAAGGCTGCTGCCGAAAAACAAAAGAAAGCCGTGGAAATGGCTGAGATGAAAACTAAAATAAATAAAAAAAATATTAAAAAACCTAAAAAAAAATAAACAGGAATTTGATAAATCAAGCAAATTCCGGTCAATTATTATTAGTATATAATTCTACTGATGATGAGGATTTGGATTTTTTAACCCACTTCCCATCTTTTTTTTCATATTCACTTTCTTTTTTGTCATAGATTGCACACTTGTTATCAATCTGTTTATCATTTCTCACCAAAACTTTTTGGATCACATCCAGCACTTTTTCTTTTCCATATAGAGACATAGCATGTTTGGCTTTTTTGCAATCATCACACAGAGAGGCTACTATCACATAGGATTCACAGCAGAGGGGACACATGAACGGCATTTGGTATATACTTAAGTAAAATATTTAAAGTTAAAAAGCTGATTTAAAATATAAACATATACTATATATAATTATAATATGCCCCCCAAAACTTCCCCTAATTTCAAAGTAGTTGGTACTAAAAAATTTAAACTCAGCGAACTTCCGGTCGATAATCTCATCAGTCTTGCCAAAACTATGAACAAAAGTATTCGTGCAGAACATGTAGAAAAAAGCAAACAGCGAATCAAAGCAGCGAAACAGGCTGAGAAAGTTGATGTCAAAGGTGTCAAAGCGGAACTTTTACAGGAACTCAAATCCACTCTTATCTTGACAGCTAAACGCAAGAAAGCACAACTTATTGCTGATATCATGCGAAATAAAAAACACTTACCAAAACAAAAGAAACTCAAAGGAACGGAATCTCAACCTTCTGCACCTGCGGAGTCTAAGCCTCAATATATCACTAGGCGTATCGGCGGAAAGATTCGGCGAATTCCTGTTGCCAAACTTGATGAAGCTGCAGCTAAAAAAGAATCTAAAGAAAAGCCTAAACTAGGTACTAAGGAGAACCCAATCAAAAAGACTAAGCCCAATAAATCCATGTTACCCCAACCACCTTTTGATTGTGATAAATGTCCAAAAAAATCTTATACTAAAAGATGCGTTGCATGTATGCGAGAAGATTTGAAAAAAGCCGAGAAAGCGGAAGAAACTAAAACACCAGTCACCGAAGAAGAAAAAACTGAGGCTAAGATTGGATCTACAAGATTACGAACAAAACTTGCCGATAGATTTGCAAGTAAAGCAGAAAAAGCAGAAAAGAAAGAAGAAAAGAAAGAAGACAAACCGAAAGAAGACGCCGGAGCTCTCAAGAGGTTGAAAGCAGAACTAAAAGCGAAAGGTGTGCCAAAGGTTGCCCTCAAGTTTATTAAGAGTGTAAAACAGGCAGAAGAAAAACTGGCGGAACTTGATGAGGAAGAACCAGAAGATAAAAAAGTTCAAGTTGCGGAAAAGGTACTGCAACAGATACCCATGAAGAATCAACTCAAAATTAGAAAACTTATTGTTAAAATCCTACCTAGAAACGAATACACATTACAAGACCAGGTTGATTATTTTGAGGATCTAAAAGAGATGGGGGACAATTGGGACATGTCGGCTGTTCCTCGACAGCGATATGATAAATTCGATGAAGATGAAAAACTACTGTTTGAATTATTGTACCCTGCAATTTTTGACAAGAAAGCACAAAAAAAAGCAAGTGAAGCAAGAAAGCAAGAAAAAGCCAAACGCCAAGCAAAAGCTAAGGCAGCAAAAGCCAAAGATGAATAAAAAAATATAGTTTAGTATTATATGAATTCCAATTTATTTGACAGATTAAATTCGAGCGGGAGTTTCCTTGAGAATGTGTACAATCAAGAGGAACTCGAAAAACAGGCAAAGAAACAAGCCATAGGACAAGTCAAAGCTTTAGGCGGTTTGGCACATCAGCAGATTTCTCAGGCTATCGGTGAGTCTGGAGTTGAGGCGGCAGTTGGTGCCGCAGGTATTGCATATCCTTTTGTTAAGAAGTATGGCGGTCAGGTAACCAAGGATTTTCCAAGCATGGATCTAGGCGGATTGAATCAAGCCAAAGATAGAATTGTCAATGAGGTTTCACAACATGTAAGGGGACTAAGACAACAAGCGGCACAATTACAAAGTAGAGCCGAGGATATTTTTAATGGTGCTCGAACTAATGCTTTACGCCCTACTGGTGCAATTGATAGAATGGGTGCAGAACCTGTACCTTTTACAGGAGCTGAAATCAGGAATCCAGCATTTGACCCCAGAGCAGCTGATGAACCTGTGGCAGAAAATCCGGATAGGATTATTTCAAGTGCAGAAAGAGACAGGATATTGCAACCTCTCAACAGTGATTTAGAACAACATACCAGAGCCATGGGCGGAGAAGTAAATCGTTTATTAGGTGATTTACGAGAAGCTGGAGACGCTCCCAATGTGTCACGCATATCTCAGGCAGGAAGACAACCGGAACCAACTTTTAGATTAGGTGATGTTCAGCAGGAATTATCTCGCAAAACTCAATTACTAAATGAAGATAAAGCAAGGCCTGGACCTAGTACAGCAAGACCGACAAGAGCACCCGCACAGGATCCAGACTTTCCTCAGGTTTCTGTTCCACCTGGTGAAAGAGTTGCTAGAACTGCCGAAAGAAGATTAGCCAGAGGTATTCAAGAACCTGCATTGGATAGGCCAACTATTCAGGATCCTTTTCAAGTTGGAGTTGAAGCTAGAGCTCCAGAAGACTGGTCTACACAACTGACAAGAAATGCACCTAAAGCAGCTGGTGATTTTGACCCATTTCAGGATATTATTGACCAACAGCGATTTAGAGAAGAAAGAGCTGCCATGACAAGAGACAGAGTAAGAGCCGCAAAGAGTAGAGCTGAGCCAGAGCAACAAACGGATTACGATCCAGTTCAACCAACTGAAAAAGCACATGTTAGAAGCATAAAACCAGCAGAAGAAGCGGGACCTGCTGAAGAAGTGGCAAGACCTGCCCCAGCAATTCCAGCTAGTGAATTAACCGGCGGTATATCTCCTGCTAATCTTCCAGAAGGTGCAGGATTCTCTCGTGGTGGTTTAAAGATTGGTGCTAAGAAAGAAGTGGCACCTAGATCCAAATTTGGAGAAGCTGATGCACAGGACTTTTTAGGAGAGATAGAAGATAAAGGACTTAATATTGCAACACAAACAAGACTCACAAAGTTACAAGATCCAGCACTATCTGAAAGTAGACCTGTAGAAGAACCACAAGGATTTGACTTTGAAGCATTTAAACAACGCGCTTTAGGCAGAGTGGATCAAACTGCTCAGCAATTGGGAGAACAAAGAGAACAGGAATTCGCAAAGGCTGCTGCTCCTGAAGAAGTTGCTCCAGGTATACAAGAACAAAAAGAAGCGAAACCTGATGCACCAGAAATTAAACCTGAAGTGGATGAGCCAGAAGTAAAAGCTCCATCCTTAGATAAAGATATCGGTGAAACTGTAGAAAAAGAAGTACCAGAAGAAACCGGAGCCTTAGAAATTCCAGCTATAGGTGAGGTAGCTCTAGCAGCCGTTGGTATTGGTCAGCTGATTGGAGGTCTAATCGAAAAACACAAGCAAAATGTGGAAGAAAGAAGTCAAGAGGCTCAGGCCATGGCCCAGCCAGTCCAGAGAGTTGCAATTGATTCAAGTCCCACTTTTGATTCTTCATTTAGATAATACTTTAAAACTAATCTTTAAAATTTTTTTATTTCTAAAACATATAGTCAAATATGTTTCGTGTTAAGAATTCGAGTATGGTGATGGGATATGATTCCATTAAAATTCCTTGCAGAAATGGTTTAGAATTTGGTGAAAATAACAACCAGATTGTTTTCGATTTAGGTCGTGATATTGGCATGGCTAACCTTAAAAACGCCGTGATTGAAATTGATGTCAATATCAATGGTAGTGCTAATGCACCATGCCTTCAGCTCAATAGAGTTAATGGCGGACAAAGTCTAATCCAAAGAATTCGTGTTAGATCTAACGGCAGACTTTTAGAAGAACTTGACAACTATAATTTATATTCAGCTTTACATTATGCTGCATCTCAGGATAATGGCATTTTAAACAAACGCACAATTACTGAGGGTTGTGCCCACTCTTACAAAATCCAAGACAATCCATATGTCACCCAGAATCAAGCCGCTGCTGCTGGTGCCGCTCTCAATACTGCCGCGCAGTGCTGGAAATACATTGACAGGAAATTGCAGATTCCCGTTTTAGGTGGTATATTCCAGAGTGAAAGGTCTTTACCACTTATGGCTATTCCTTTAGAAGTTGAAATCATTTTAGCAAAAGGCGTACATGCCATGTATTCCAATCCTGTTTTAAGTGATGCTATTGCCTGTGCTGATGTCGGTGCAGTTGCGGTAGATACATTAACTTTAACTGCCGCCCAATGTCAAAAATATGGTGTTGTAGGTGGTGGTAACGAATTTCCAACTGATTCTAAACTCAACATGAAAGCCAATCTTCCACTAAGAGTGGGACAGAGAGTCCAGATTGCCAAGACTGGTGGTGCCGGTGTTCTTGTTAATGGCGGTGCCGTCAATATCACTTCTATTAATGATGCCGGAGGCGTTTTAACTATTGGATTTGGTAACAACATTAATGATGCTGCCGCCCTTACTGGTGTGACAATTTCAGCCACAGATGACGGTTCTCTTTTCACCACAACTGCTGCCGCCGGTGGTCATGCTGTAGTCCCACAGACTGTAAACTATCAGGTTAAAAACCCTAGGTTAATCGTTCCAAAGATTATCCCAGCTCCTGCTTTTACTAAAGCTATGGGTGCAGCTATTGCAAAGGGTTCATATGCATTCGATATCGTATCTTATACAGATTATCCAATTAACATCAATGGATCCACCACCAAATCAACCAATACAATTCCCGCCGATTTATCTAGAGTCAAGGCTCTTTTATCAGTACCAACCGAACAGGCCAGAGTCGACAAATTTGACAATGTAAGAGCTTTACAAGGAAGATATATGGGAGCTGAATCTTATGAATATCAAATCAATAATAGAATGGTACCATCTCGCTTAGTTGAACTTTCTAGAGAAGCCCATGGTTCTTTTGTATTAGGAGCTCACAACTATATGACAGTTCCATCATATGCTCTTGGATCATGCTTAGCCGCCGTCCATACTCACGAAGTTGAAAAGGCTCTAAGTGATGCAGATCTAGATGTCAGAAATCTCACCTTCTTAGGTAAAACCGCAGTCAATGACGATTTAACAGATGGTTACTATTTAGTAGCCAGAACTCTTGGACCATACGGCATGAGTGAAAACCTCATGGGAATATCCGCCAATCTTTACCTCAACTATGACGGAACAAACCAGAATCTCAAACTGTTGCACAATTTTGCAGTTCACATTAGAACCATTCAATTGGGTCCATCCGGTGTCGTACTTAGATACTAATTGTTTTTAACTTTCTATTAATTTTTTTTTAAAATAAAAATATATACTCAAACTATACATCTAATATGTCCCAACCAAATATGATGAATACCCGTAAAAAATATGTTCAATTGAACCCCGTAAACGCCGTGTCTTCTGGGGAATATAGTTCAAAAGGCGGATTACCTATGATAAAATTCGATCTCTCCAGTCATGATGCACCTATGTTTTTACAAGGTGACGAACTCCGCATTTGTGGTCGCATTACTTCCACACAGGGTGCCGGTGGTGCTTTAGGAAATACCGACAAGAATTTCGTCGATAATTTTTGTGGACGATTTGCCAATTGCATTCACACTGTAACTATTTCTAGTAAACGATTAAATCAGGTTATCGAGAGAGTTGAGAATTACTGGCGTATTGTGCCATCCGTGGTTTCGGCGGTACATGGTAACGAAGATATTAACACCCAACTTTCCCATGAAGGTGACCATTTTGAAACTCTGTTCTTAGGCCGTCACTCTCTTGTGGCTCAGGATGCCGGAGATAACAAAGGTAAATCTTTCAGTTCCAGATTATATGCAGGTTGCTTAAATTCCGGTCAAATGATGGATCTGTCTAAAAATGGATTTGGCGGTTTAGTCATTGAGATTTTACTTAAGCCAGATGTCAGCGTGGTTTTCGGTGATGATGCCCTAGCCAATTCTGCCACTTTTAAATTAAGTGATCTAAAACTAACCGCTCCACTTTATTACATGGACGCAGCCGCAGCACCACCTCAACAGACTTTCGCTTTCAATTCGCTATCAACCGTTTTCCAGACTATTAATTCCAGTACTAGTGTTGTCGCCTTAACTCCAGGTTTGAAACAGGTGTCTTCTATATTCTGTAATTTCCAGAATGCCAATGAAGTCGGTAACCAGAACTTTAACTCTGCTCGTTTAGGTAACATTGGAGAAGTAAGAGGACTTAGATACAGTTTAAATGGTGCTCTCTATCCTCTCAGTTACCGTATGTTAACCGACGAAGAAGCCAATAATGCAACTACTACTCATCACTCTTACCAATACAGAACTCTTATTGATAGAAACTATTTAGAGGCTGTTTCTGTAAATAGATTTTGTGAAACCAATCGCACAGTTTTAGCATACAACAACTGGAACGCCGGCGTTGTTGATAGAGTTCAAACCCAAAATAATGACGGTGTAGACCAAGGTACAGCCGCCGGTATTGGTATCCTTTACGATTCTTTTGGAACTGGTGAAGACCTTTCACAAACTGTCTTTAGTTTCGAATTAGAAGCTTCCGGTGCTGATTTAGATGGAACTGCAGCTAATGCTCAGGGCGTGTACATGGTTTTCCTCAACAAGAATCAGGTTATCATGAGTGCTGACGGGATCCAGATTGTTCGATAAGTTTTTTTTATGTTTTTAACTATTTATTTGAATTTGAAAATTAAAAAGATTTTCTAAATATAAACTATACCAAATGGATTCTCAATCAAACTCAGCAGAAAACACCGTCTATTTAGACGAAAGTGGACTTATGCCAGATTTACTAAGACCCGGTCGCAAAGAAAGAGCCGTAAATGTACAAGTAGAAACTAACATTTTAGAACCAGTTTCTCATCAGTACACTTCCACAAACGGAGGTGTCACTCGTTTCGTACTTCCAGCTAAGGGTGTTTTAGATGCACCATCTACTGCTCTTTGCTTTGAAGTTGTTACAGGAACTGACAGTCAGGACGCTTTTCAACTTACTGTTGGAGGCGTTGCTATGATTAACCGCATTACAGTGAGATGTGGTGGCCAGATTTTATCTCGTGTGGATGAAGCTGCTTTATATCATGCTGTTAAAAATCAGTTTATCTCCCAGCAGTTTAGAGAGAATGTTTTAGATGTTCGTCATGCTTCTTCAAATGGTCTCTTTACTAAGATTTTACCAAATCCCGCTGGATCTGCCGCTCAAGCTGGTTTTACCTTAGGTGAGGGTTTAGTAGGTTATCACCAGTTATCTAATCCTGAATTAGACCAGCAGAACGGATACGGAAATATGATTGTCACCAACGCCAATGTTAAACACGGCAAACAGAGGTGCAAACTTTTAAGAGATGCGGCTCACGCCGGAACCGGTCCACAGGTTGCTATAAGACTTCGTGATATTATCCCATTCTTTGAGCGTAACCAGTTACCACTCTTAGCTATGGCTCAAGTTGAAATTGAATGTGAATGGAAGAAAGGCCCGGCTAATGCCACCGCATACCAAAACATCAACGATATGCCAGTTGTAATTGATGATCCTACCGCCGGTGGTGCCGCTGCCTCTACAGGTCATGACCTTGCATTCGCTCAACCACCTTTCTTATCTTTAGATTATTTACACTATGACGAAGACGAACAAAGCAAAATCATAAACGCCGTAAATTCAGGAGCGATGAGATTCAATTTTACTGAGTGCACAGTTGTTAAGGGTATCAACCCTGAATATACTGGTGGTGTCGGTACCAGTATTGTTGAATCAAACCATTTAATTGGTATGATGGGAAAAGAAGTCAAAAAGATTTATGTTGCAAAGAACTGGGATATTGTATCAACACAGGGTGCCGCAGAAAGAAACAACCAGTATGCCGGATGCTTTACCCACAGAAACGAACAGTTATGGAATGCCAAATCAGCTGCCATTCACAAGGAAGAATATAACTTTGTGATTAATAATGAGAGATTATACGACAAAGAAGTAGATCAGGGAGCTATGCAACATCACTATTTATCACACTGTGAAGACCATTACCAATGTTTACCAGGTCAGTACGACACTCTTAACTTTACTCAAGATGTTGTCAATGTTTTAGCCAATACTCAGGATGCCGGAGCCGTTGATAATACTAACGCCGCTTCCGCTATTACTCAGCGTTATTTAGGTGGTAACGCTCATGTAATTGGCCTCAACTTAGACAAATACAATGAAATGGGAAATGCTAGAGGTAATGGTACTCGAATTTCAAGTGCTCCAATTGAATTCCGCTACAGAGTTGAAAAAGCCAACACTGGTGCACCAGCTACTGAAAGAAGAGCCGCGATTAATCTAACCTTCTTCATCGAACACCGTCGTTCACTTATCATCAACTCTCTTGGTGTCAGTGTAAGTGATATCTAAGGTAAAATGATAGTAATTTCTGCCGGATCATCAACATCTTCAAATAAAAGAGCTGATGAAAGCCCTCTTATTCTTTCAACTAAATATTTCATTACTGGTGGTATAGAATTATCATCTTCTAACATCATATCCAATTCTCGTCCAAATGTATAAAGCATCGCTAAATTTTTTTGCAATCCTGCAACTCTTCGACTCCATACTTTTCTTTCTTTTTCTAATTCCTCATGTTTTGCCATGAGTCTTCGACCCATATCTAAAATTTCACCTTCGTCCATTGATATATTATTTACAACTTTTTTTTAAAATTATGTTAAACCAAAAATATAATAATCTAGTAAAAATAATATATGACAACTCAAAATCAAGTCTTTGAGTGTTCCCGCAAAAATGCTTCCATTCAAGTTTCAAATAGTGAATGGATAAATGAATGGAATGACGGAATAAAACTCAACAGGGGTGATACTGTACGTCTCTTAGGTTCTTTTATTAGTGAGTTAGGTGACGGTAATGATATATCCATTCCTGACGATGTAAAATTTACCATGAATTTCAAACCCTATCTAAATGCAGAAACCGTGAGATTTGGAACTGTTACGGATCATAGCATCGCAGGGTCTTTTCAAATGAAACTTGGGGATATTGCACAACCTGCCTATTACACCGATAATTTTGGAACAGAACCACCCTATACTTCACATGATTTGAAAGCACAAGCCAGAGCACCCAGTCGAGATGGAATACATAAAAGATTAATTGCGGATAGGTTTGAATATAATCAAACAATGGGAGGGAATACTCTAGATTATGCAATTGACGATGCGAAGAAAGCCGGTGCTTTTATGGATACCTCATCTGGAGCGGCAACTATTACAGCAGCCCAAAGAGATGCTGAGGATTTGGTAAATGGTACTTTATCTGTATTCAATCAAACTAATGTCCCACACGAATATCACATAGCCCACTTATGCAAATTAGTTAAGTTGCCATTATTTGCCGGAGTTCACTATGAGTTAACACCTGGAGTTTTTGAAACTAAACTATTTAACCCTGCGGACATTTACAAAGTAGGAGATTATATATCTTCGTATCATGTCGGCAACTTCCCCACAACTGTTGGAACTGACCCAAACACCGCCCCAGATTATCAAACTGTAGCCAACAATACTTTTGGAATTGTCAAATGGGAAGCAGGTCCCCAATCAGTAGTTGGGAAAGTAGTTGCAACTAAGTTTGCGTATGAAATGGTTTATGATCCTATATTTGATGTCAATTATCCTATGGAATACCAATTGCTATATGTACAAGACTTTATCAATCCAGGTCAATATAAAAATCAAAATGACATTTCAAGTGTAGGCGGCAGACCTCCCCGACACGGTGCAAGTGAGTTACCAAATGGATATAATACATATAGGAATAATAACAGATTGAATGGAGTTACAAATGCTTTTAATCCAGGTGGTGATTTTGTTACAGGTGGTTCAACAGTCACAGTACCACAAATAGGTAAAAATTATATAAATATGATAAATGACTATAATATTGCTGGAAATGAAGAATTGGCTGGAACAGTTACCCAGAATCAAAGTTTAAAAGATAATACAAACGCTGGATTAAGTTTTCTATGGGGTGCCAAAGGTTCTTCAGACTTACACAACTATAATGTAGTTCAAGGACAAGCATATTTTCAAGAAGGTTGCACAAGTTGGATTCATCCAAACGTTGGTGTGACTGGAGTTTGGACTCAATTAACAAATGGAACTAACATGGCAGATATAGGCATTGGTGATAAAAACTTTACTATAGGTTGCGATGATGATTTTAATACTTTACGATTAACCACCATGAATGTAGGATCCTTCTTTGGTGGACCTGCGGGAGCTCCATACTTTTCAAGCATTGAGAATATTCAAGAAGTTCCGGCTCAAGCTGGTTTCCCTGTTAGAAATCATTACTATTCAATACGAACATTTTTTGGGGCAGCCGGAGCAATAGCTGCCGGTACACTAGATATCCACTATCAAAGAAATGTTGGTGGATTATTCTATAAGCCGAAATGTTTTACTTATGAATATGGAGAAGAAACCGGAAACGGGAATATCAATATCGGCAATGTAGATTCCGGTCAGTGGGATGATGTCGGCGGAATTGTCACTATGAATCCAGACAATGATAATCAGGGATATGAAATGCCAACTAATCCAGCATATGTAAAAAGATTTTCAGTTCCTTATAATCAGCAAAAAGTAAAATCACCGTATACAACTCGAAACTTTGGCATGGCTGGTGGATATATTGATCCTGCTTTTTATGCTACTATTTGGGCTGGTCCAAGTCCTGCTGGATTTTTCAACGGTCAAACCAATGTAACCAGATTAAGACATATCTTCGGCACAAGTCCCGCGTTTATGGGTGAAGGTGATTTGAGAACATCTACAAATAGAGTTCAGCCTTTTCCGTACACTTTGGGAGCAACTCCACCTTTTAGAGATTACATGGTAAACGCATATAACGAGCAGTGTTTATCGGTGTATTTCCAAAACGATAATGGAGATGTTAGGTATGATGAACCAGTCAATGATATTGCCATTAGTAATACAATTTTATGGAATCAAGATTTAGTATATATCAAAACATATAAAACAGAATTCAATATACCGGCGGGATTTTATGAGCCACAAAGAATGGCAGATTTGATAAATGACCAATTGCATTTTGACACAGATGAATATTTAAAAAAGGTTGGAAATGTTACTAACGTTGGAACAAGAGAACGAGCCTCAACAGATGGTAACAATGTAATTCATGGAAATTTCATTCACACATATATCCCAGAGTTATCCTATGGCTTTTTACCTATTACTCCTGATGCATATGCATCTTTAGGAAATCCTGATAAATTTAATGTAATTACACACAATGTGAATAATTTATTCGAATCATATGGTATAACAAATCAAAATCCTCAAAATGTATCAGCATCTAATGGTTATGATTATTACACTGTTCCATATACACACAATAATGCCGGCCAAGAACTGCCTGAAAACGGTTCTTTATACATGTTCCGTTTAATTGGATCTAAAATCCTACAGGCAGCCGCTGGAAATGATATGCAACATATCAACCCATCTACTTTATACAACAACAGAATAAATGATGTATTGGCATCAGCATTTAGATTTTCTGGTGGAACTCCCGCATATGCCTTTTATTGGTATCAAAACAGAGGGTATAAAAATAGGCTCATGTATGGGGGCGCGGCTAAATGCTGGGTTGGTGCAGTAAATCCAACTTTCAGTTATGATCCAGAAATGAATTTATTCAATTGGAGTTTCCTATATACTCCATATAGACCGGCGGCAGATGAGAGCGGCTCTTTATTAACATTGACAGGTGGTGAGGCAGTTCCCTCAGCCATAGTTAATACTTTGGGTTCAGGTGAAGTAACTGAATCTTTATCAGGAATATATATTGAATCATTACAAGCCAATCGAATAGCGGCAGGAAATACACCCCAATTTTTTGACCAGTTTAATTCCGGTTACCCAGCAGCTATTCAAGATTATGTGGCTAAGGCAACAAACTTTTGGAATGTACTTGGATTTTCGAATACTCTTTTGAGTTCCTACAACTTGCCAATATCAGCGTCTAACCCATATATATTTATATCAGCAGATGTCATTCATGGCACAGTATTACGGAATCAAGCAGAAGTTGACATATCTGCAAATGGTTCAAATCCTCTAAAATCATATTGCAACATATGGTGTCCACCAGTACAATTTTCAGTCATTGTGGAATCCAATCAACAGTTTGCGGATACCAAGCCAAGATTTGGAAATACTCCATTCTATTTGATAGGATCTAATTTCCCAACTAAAGAATATTATGGCGGTAAGGGAACTAAACTTCCAATCATAGGCATATGCTCTCGTCAATTTAGTTCGTTCGGTTTTGCTTTTGATTTGAGTGAATCAGCAGTCACTTTGACAATAGACCAAGATACAACCATCACCAGTATTAGAACTAAAATATATAACAATGATTTTACAATACCTGGCAATTTAGATGACAACTCATCTGTCATTTATGTAATTGAAAGAGCCAACTATTATCCAGAACCAACCCAGCAACAGTTAGAGGATGCATCTAAGGAAATTATCAAAGAGAATGAACCACCAGATATTGAGCCTCAAACATTTGAATACATGGCACCCCTAAATTATTCAGCACCATTATATTTAATAGATAGTGATGACGATGATTTAGAATAGTTAAATTTTTAGAAAAAAAAAAAATATATATGTAATGGATATACAAACCAAAACATGCCCAACTCACAACTTTTCGTCCGTGATACCACCAACAATAAAAACGTCCCCCTTCAAGTCGACGGATCTAACAAATTGTCAGTCAATGACGCAACCGCTCAATCATCCCTGTCTTCAATCAATTCCGCATTGGGAGGCACTCTTACAGTCGCAGACTCCACCGCCCAGTCTTCTTTATCCAGCATTGACCTCGCTCTGGGAGGAACTCTCACAGTTAGCAACAGCACTGCGGAGTCTAGTCTGGCAAATATTGAATCCTCCGTGGCTGGAACACTTGCTGTAAGTGACAGTACAGCACAAAGCACACTTACAAATATTCACACTGCATTATCCGGAACTCTTACCACTTCCTCAGGAGTTAGCAGAACTAATGGAAATCTCAGCGTTGCTGCATCTGTAACCAATGGCGATGTAACATCCTCAGTTGATGCCAATCTTTATAAACATGCTGCGGTATTTGGAAACTTAGGTGCATCGGGTGACATAGTGATCCAAATCTCAAACGATGGCTCAAATTGGACAGAAGATTTCACAAGCAATTTTTGGAGCAATTCCAGTACCTATGATGTTGCAGG